GCTAATTGATCCCTCATCTCTCTTTGTTGTTCACGGGCTCTTGCCTTATTTTCTTGTTGCACTTGGTCAATACCCCATTTGGTTTGATCTGTCATAATGTCCCTTTCATAATTATAGGATAATCATTTGAGGGTATTTGTCAACTATTGTTTTCTCCCTTGACGGTTGTAGGGTTTGTGATCTCTTTTCTCGTTTTTATTGAGGCTTTTCTTGTGCCGTCTAGGTCTTTTTCTAGGTTTTGGTCTTGGTGTAAAATTTACAAATTTACGCTTGGCCATCTTTCTCTATCTCTTTTACAGATAAATCTATGGGTATGTAACTTATCTTTCCATTTACTTTCTGTTCTATGTCACCCCCACAAGTCAGACATCTAAAGTAATCCTGCACCACTGATATCAACAACGTGTGTTCCTCACAGTGAGGACATACGCCATCAACCATTTTAGCCTTTTTTATAATGTCAGCAAATATGGAGCTTTTTTTAGACAAGATCCCTCGCTGATCCAATTACAGGTTTATATTTAGTCTTACCTTCTGATTTAAAAGCATGTAAGAATTGTTTTCTGCCACCCTCTGGTATGTAACTACAATGTATCCATCCACTGTTTGGCTCGCTTGGATCATAGAATTCTAATATTAATTGATCATAATCCAGGTTCTTACTTATCCAATCAGCTAGTTCTGCATTGTCCGTGCCCATACATTCGAAATCTGCCGCCTCTGCTTTTGCATGTTGACTGTTTACAGAGCTACCGATCTTGACACACAGCTGTTCGCTACGGAAACCGCTTGTCACCTTGACCCTGCCAAAATGATCACGAACCGGTTGTAAGATATTTTCACAAAGTAATCTTAGTTTTTCTATCTGTCCCGAGTTAGGATTATTATTAATGTCTAACCTAACAGCGGTATCGCTTTTGATTAACTCTTGGAGAGTAAAATTACGTGAAAGATTCATTACTGTGCTAATGGATTGTCGCTCTTCGCTTTTAGTTCATCTATTTGATTTTGTAATATTTGTATTGTTTTTTCGTTTACTAATATTTTAGTGTGCCCGTGTTCTGTGTCATGTTTATGTTCACCAACCTCATGAGTGTGTGATGTATCTGCATTTTCTAAAGCATTAACTTTTTCTTCTAACACTGCAATTTGTGGGGAAAAATCTATGCCGCCACTAGCGCCCTCTAATGCATCTAGTTTAGTTACAATCTCCCCATACTTCACAAAGCCACCACCAATTGCTGCAATGACACCAAGTAAAGCTGCTACACCGGCTAATTGATTTTTAATCTTATCCATTTTGTAATACCTGTAACTCATTTATCAAATTTTGACGTTCTTGTAAAATGCTATTCAACTTTTGTTTTTGTATAAAAATGGGATCTTTTTGTTTGTATTCTACCAAATCAATATCATAAATAACACGATTGTCCTTTATATCTATTTGATCTTCGTATATAATACGCGTCTCATAAAAGGGTATATTGTATGCTTCCAGAAGATTACCTGATGACATTACTTTTAATTTCACTAAGTTTTTTAGTGCTAAGTTTTTATCTATTTGCTTAACTTGTTCATCAATCTTTTCTAAGATTGTTTCAAGTCCTGCTGTTTTAGTTTCTTTCTGTTGTACTTTTTCTTGCTCGCTACCACTCTCTTCTGTAGCATCGGCAGTCTCAGTAGTTTCGCTATTGGATTCTTCCTGTTCATTTTCTTTTTGATCCTCTCCTAACCCCTCCTGTGATAATTCTGGTGTTTCCTCTTCTTTTTCATCCTCTGTAAATGTCTCAATCATCTGTATTACCTCTTCCTCCTCTTCTTTCTCCTCCTCTTTCATCATTGAGATCATCTGCACAACGGGTGCCTCCTCCTCTTTTTCCTCTTCTATCATGATTATCTCCTCAAAGATAGGCTCCTCTTCAAACTTCTCCTCTTCTTCCATAACTATCATGACAGGTGGTTCCATCTCAAATTCCTCTTCCATTTTTATTTCTTCTTCAAAAAAGAATTCTTCTACAATCTGTTCTATCTCTTCAAATTCATCACCTATGTCATCAAATATTTCACCTATTTCTTCCTTGATTGCAGGAGGTAGCGGTGAATATAATATATCTAGCAGTGTTGCTTTCAATTCTGCACCCAATAAATTTGGCCCAACAGCACTAGTGCTGTTAGGACTATTGCCATCTATGCCCTGCCACTGCCAATTCCATTTCCTTGAGCCCTCACCCGTGTGTGTCACTGTATCTGTGTATGTAAAAGTGTTGTTATTATACCCAGAGTCTGTGTTTCTGTTTTGCGTGACTGTCGCCAACTCGTTATCGTTTTCATCTAGTATTGTAACTGTTGTAGAATAACTATCTTGACCTGATGTTGCCTGACCACATTGATGTGCAGACCCAACCCACTCACAGTTTTGCACCTCTGTTTTTGATGTGAGCGTAACACCACCATCTAAACTGTCTTCTGTAGTCGTGTGATCTCCTGCAGATATATCTAATAATGTTCCTGAAGCAGACACCGTGCCTGTTCCATTGGCCTCTAATTCATTGAAGTTAGAAGAATAATCAGTAACATTATCGAGAGTCCAATTGCTAGAATTATTGATTCCATCTATAGTGCTATTTGAGTGTTGTGGGCTTGTCTGTCCAGTTCCCGCATTTGGCAGTAGATTACCTGTCGTTGCGGTATCTGCAAGCACACTGGTTGATAGTAATAGTAAAGGTATTAACCATTTCATTCTAATATTAATTTTTTAATAGACTTTGATCCGTCTATATTCAACTCGAGTTCAGCCATGGACTTTATGCATTGGTGCTGTATGTTATTATTTTTTTCACCTCTTGATGCGTGTCTTTTACCTTTTAAACACATTGACATAGAATACTTACCTGTCTTTGGATCAACTTGAATTCTGTGTTCCTTGATCTCTCCGTTGACAATCATAAGAAGGGCCACTACCAACTCTGTCATTGATGGCTCCCATTTGCTCTAACTTTATCTTTTAGCACTTCTATATCAGACAATGCTTGATCTAATTGCTCTCTTAAAAACTCAATATTGACTTTGTTAGTCATATTCATCTCTTGAGTTTCTTCCATTTTCTCTACAGACTTGTACAAATCCTCGATTAAAAAATGTTGTTCCTGATCGATGGGGACTTGTTCACTCCTTTTTAATAAATCATTTTCAAACAACTCACGTGATGTCTCTAACGATACTAACCTCGCCGTCAGCTCCGTATAAGCGAAGACGCCCATTGCGACGAGCACGATCAAACTAGCTACGGTTTTCATCGGCATCTGCACACGTGCCTCTTCTCCGATATTGAGTGGTTTATTGCTCATCTTTTTCTTTTTCTTTTTAACAGTTTAACTCTGGTATGCCAACACCATTCTGATATTCTTATTACACCTGTTTCTACAAAAGATATGGAATTATCCAAAAAATCACAGAATTTTAATATTACTCTTTCTATCATCTAGGTTCCTTCCAATCTATTTTTTGTTTCGTTTGAATATCTTCTTTTTGTTTTAATTTATCTGATGCCTCCATCTCTTTAGTAATCTGTGCTTGCTCTTCCTCGTTTTTCTTTTCAATAATTTTTAAATTTTGCACATAAGTTTCGTAGTCAGGTCTTAACTTGTCGTATTTTTTCCAGGCTGCTTTTGCTTGTTTACCAATCTTACCTTCAAAAGGACATGGTGTGCCTGCCTGTTCCATGGCAAAGAATACCCTTTCGTCCTGACAAAGTATCGCCACAGCTGCAACTTTCATGCCTAAACTATTTAATTCTCTTGATAATTTTATTCTCTCACAATTCTTATCCCTAAAAGATTTACCACCCGATACACCAATACCAAAAGTTTGAACACCGGCACTTGCACCTGCTAGACAAACATCTGATCCTGCGTTGGTCACACTCGGCGCTGATGCTGTTGGTGGAGCCGATCTCATATTAGATGTGGAATTATTTGTGGTCGTGGTGTTATTAGAGCTACCACTTTGATAAGTATTTGTGGCCGAACTTGTGTATCCTCCTGTGATAGATGTATTAGATCCTGATGTATTATTTTGAGTTGTATTTGGATATGCAGGCTCCATCATGGTTAGGAGACATATCAATATTATTAAGGCCGCTGTAAAATAATAATTCACCCTGCAACTCTCCATAGTTAATCATCCTTTTCTTCTTCTTTTTTACAATCACATCCCTCACAAGTACAAACACCGTATTCATCTGCATGTAGATCATTCTCTTCTCCACAATGACATGGATGATAGCACTTGTTACATGTCGTCATTTAAAAAACCTATCTTTGATTTTCTTAATGGGTCTTAAGATCCATCTTCTTATAAATCTTTTAATCATGTTTTTTCTCCTCGATTTCATAGAAGAACTTATCAGTATCTTCCGTTTTCCATTTACCCGTATCCTCTACATTCCATTCATTTGTTTGCACTTTCCAATCAGGAATATTATCTTTCACGGTGAAAGAAGGTAGATCCCATATACATCTATTGTTTGGCTGTGCTGCATAATTGCCATCGTCTAGTGCAATTATGTGAGCGCACTTGTGTTCGTGCGGTACTTCTGAATGTTCGGTATCTAATATATTACTATCTGGATGTGCAAAGTCAACGGTAAATAAATAATTACCTGTGTGCCATTTCTTATCTTTTCCTATGTATTTTCCTGATACCCCTGTTAGAATATCCCAACAAGTAATAGCAGGATAATAACTAAAAGAATTCCATAACTCAAGCTCATCAAGTCTACGTTTAGGAACATCTTCCGGTCTAAAATTTTTCTGTATGAAGGCAGATATCGGGAGACGATAAAAGACAGCCCCGTTCTCCATAATCGCATGGAATAAAATAGCGCGACCTGACATACAGCTAATGCCAAAGATAATGCAGTCTTCAACTTCTCCATGATGTTTTTTAAGATCATATAAATATTCCCTTCTTATTTGTGCATACTCCACTGGTATGTTTGCATTTAGATAAGCCATGTATACTCCTCATTTTATTTCTCCCCAGTTTTTACCCGATTCGTAGTCTACCTTGTTTGGTATTTCTAAGTCAACCGCGGATTCCATAATTTCTTTAATACGTTTAGCTTTTATATCATCTTCCACGGATATATCTAGCTCATCATGCACCTGTATGTGAGCAACAATGCCCTCCTTATAAAGTTCTAGCATTGATTTTTTTGTCATATCAGCGGCAGACCCTTGTATTAATTTATTAAGTGCTTTGTAGGTGTAAGCACGCTTGATACCTGCTCCGTATTCCTGTCGTGCCTGATCAAAGGGTAATGCCTTGTGTATGCCAAATTGATTAGGTTCCCACAGGTGAAACCTGCATAATCTACCCAGTAGAGTTCTTATCTGTCCACGTTGTTGTGCCCTGTTGGATACGGAGTTCATCAAACTTTTAACAAACGGAACCCTCTCGTGGTAGATGGTAAACAGTTCATCTGCTTTTTCTTTTGATACTCCTAACTCTGCTTGTAGTTTAGCCTTACCCATACCGTAAAATAATCCAAGATTAATAACTTTAGCTTGTGATCTTGGTATGTCAGCCATCTTTGCAACGATAGTATGAAAGTCAGCGTCATCTTGTAGATAAGAATCTTTGACACCAAAGACGCTTGTATCTTGATCTAGGGATGCGTAGTGCACTACGAGCCTTGGTTCTTGTTGGCTGTAGTCAAAGCATCCCCACTCGCAACCAGACTCAGGTACGAAGAGGGATCGGATCAATGGACCTAAGTCTTTGTTGCGAGCAGGAATCTGTTGTAGGTTTGGATTAGAATAACTAAATCTACCGGTGACAGTGCCACCGCTATCTGATCTAATCTGATTTATATCAGCATGTATTCTACCATTATGTTCATGTTTTATTATAGTGTCTATGAATGTCGTATGTGCCTTGTTAATCTCTCTTGCTTTTGATATACATTGAACCAAAGGATGTTGGTGAGCAGACAAAAAATTTTTTGTGAAGGAGGGTGCTTGTGTTTTTGCGGTCCTATCGTATGGTAAATCTAGTTTGTCAAAAACTTTGGCTATCGATCTTGCTGCCCATATTTGAGTATCTATTCCTGTTTCTGTTTTTACTTTTTGCAGGAGTTTCTTTTCTTCTGATGCTAATTGCTGCTTCATTGTATGAGCTTTTTGAACGTCCACTCTCACCCCAAGAAATCGCATATCTACCAGACAAGGAAAAAGATCAGTCTCAAGGCTAAAGATAGATTCAAGATCTTGTTCTATAATTTCTTTTTGCATGATCTTCCAAAGTCCTAGGGTTAGCTCCGCATCTCTCTCTGCATAATTACCGACATACATCGCCGGCATCTTCCACATGTCAGCCTTTGGATCTAGCCCCCACTCTTTTGCTGCATTGTTTAACTCAGTCTCATTCTTTCCGTGACCTAAATAATCCCAACCAAGAGATCCAAGATCATATCTAAATCTGTTTTCGTTGACTAATGATGCTGCTATCATGGTGTCAACAATCTGTCCGTTAATTTTTATCCCCATTGATCTTATCCAACAAACATCATACATAGCGTTGTGAAATATTTTTGTGGATTCTGATTTACAAATATCCGTAAACCACTGAATTACTTTACTTTTTTCTAGATTACCACCACCCTCATGATCAAATGGAAAGTAGCCTGAGTAGCCATCTGTTGCAACAGCGATGCCCACGACCTTACCTTTTTTTGTGACAGAACCTGTGCCCATAGTCTTAAGTTCTGGATCATGGGTTTCCAAATCTATCGCTATCTCATCACAGAATCTAAGATCAGGAAACTCTGTGGGTTTAACCCACTCTGTCTGTGCCTTAAATATCATTTATAGTCTCTTTCCTTGATCATCTCTAGATAATGTATCGCCTTATCTATGTCCTCCACTCCACCTTTCTGAGCGTGTCTGCATATGTATTTTATAGCATTGCCCTCCGCAAAAAGCAATTTATTCTTATTTATAAACTCTGCAGGCTGTATCTCCATGTACATGTAGTGTGTTCCCGAAACCTGTTTTAGATATGGGTCTTCTTTAGACATCTAGTTCCTCCTTTATATATCGTTTAAGTTCTTTATCTTGAACGTTGTCCGGTATCTTATTCTTGTAAAATATCTCATAGCTATCGCTACCGTACTTTCCTATACCAAATAACTTTGTTGCATCCTCACCATCCCACCTTAGATACTCCTCTGACATTCTCCATATCCTCTGTGCCCTGACATTGTGCATACCTAATTCTTTTATGATATCTGCTAAGGTTTCTCTATCAGACTCTAACAATTTTTGAGGTGTTGGAAATCTATCAAAAAGTTTTGGTAAGATTTTTTTTACTTTCTTTCTCCCTGTTTGATTAAGACAGATAACAGCAACCATATGCTGCCACCTGCTCCCTATCTGTTGTTGCACCATTAGATCATCTCTCATATCTTAAACTCCTTTGATTTTTTTTGTGGTTTTATTAGATAAAGATTTTTCATAGATCTAGTGATACCAACATACCATACACGATATTCCTCATCCTGTTTTGATTTAGATTTTTTTGCTCCCTTTATCGTATTTGCTGTGTGGTTTAAAAATAACACAACATTTGTTGCCTCACCACCTTTGGCCCCGTGTATCGTGGATACTTTTATTCTTGCATCCTCAGTTGGATCTTCACCACTTAATAAAAGTAATTTCATGTACATGATCTGACTATCTGTTAATAAATCAAAAGCATCATACCAATATAGAGATAGATTCATCTCTCCACTCATTCTCTCTTTTATTCTTTGTATCTGTATATCTGGTAGTATTATTTTTTTCTGTAATTTTTGCCAGTTGTTTATGTCTTCATATAAACTCTTACCTATACTATTACCTTGAGCAGTGTTAAAAAAATAACCCTTCTTTTTTAGATACGTTGGCACAGATTTTAGTATAGATTTCGTTCTAGCTAAAATCAACCAATCACCTTTTGACATATCAATATCTGATAATTTAAATCTTTCATATATTGTGCCAGATTCTGATTTTGGAAAATACTCTTTGTCAATCCTATTTTCTTCTATCCTATTGATGACATTTAATGCAATCTCTTGTATACTACTTGGCACCCTTTCTGATTTTGTTAATGGTATCTCCTCTGCATCATAATTTATAAAAGAATCTACATCAGCGCCAGCCCAACCAAATATTGCTTGATCATCATCCCCTGCAACCCAAACATCACAACCCGTGTCTTTCTCTATCTTGTTTATCATTGACCATTGTATCAGTGATAGATCTTGTGCCTCATCCACAAATATCACATCAAAATCTGGGGTAACATTTTTATCTAAAAATTTTTGTATCATGTCTGTAAAATCTATAAGTCCATAAACTTTTTTATAATTATTTATTTCTGCCTCTATGGCCTCTAATTTGGTTCTCTCTATTTTCGATAAGTGTTCATTTAAATCAAACTGTTCTATTGGTGGTATCTGTTTTACCCTAGCTAGGTTTATCAGACTCAGATACTCGCTGTCAGAAGAAAATATGCCATTCCAATGATTAGTCTCGTACGAGGCATATTTGATCTGTATGCCACAAGACTCACCTATGGCCTTATAATTAAGATCCTGCATGACATTCTCCTCTCTCAATCCTAATTGATTAAATGCAAGAGAGTGCAGTGTTTGAAAGTATTTAATATCTTTTTTTGTAAGCTCTGTGTTTATTTTTAAAAATCTATCTCTTGCCTCATTAGCAGCCTTACGAGTAAATGCAAAATATCCTATTCTGTTTAATCTTATGCCCTTGTTGACATATCTCTGCACCTCGTTTAATAATCTTCTTGTCTTACCTGTGCCTGGTGGACCCACAACTTTATATCTCATTAGTAGTTACTTTTCTTTCTATCCACTGGTTTATATTCTATCTTATCTATATGCAGTTGTTTGACCCTACAAACTTTTAAAGTTTTTCCATCAACGTTTAAAGAGTGATTAAATTCAACACCACATTTATCTTTTAATTTTTGTGCGATCCTCTCCTCTGGTATTTTCCAACTAGAGCCTAAATGATCCAGAAAAGAATTAAATCTAAAGAAATGATGACCCTCCTCAGTCAGGCAAGATCCGCTGTTGATATGTATTCTTTCCCTAGCACGTGGGCCATTCACACAATACTGATATAGCTCTTCTTTTAATCTATCCTCTATCTGTGTTCCTGCAGGCGGTGTTATTGTTGTAGAGTTTTTTCTAAATTCTGTAAGCTTTGCCCTAAAATCTTTTGGTTTCAATGGCTCGTGATAGATACCAGTCTGTTCCCATATCAGATCTAATAACTCTGTCTGTTTGGTTATTAGTCGCCTGTTGCTTGCTACAACGCCAGCTTTCGTGCCATCTGGTAATGCCACATTAAATCTATATTCAGGTTCCGCGTACATGATGATCTCAAAATCTGTGATGTCTGGAAACATGGTGATACTATCTGATCTGACACCAAATGGTCTGGTATAACAAAGACTACGCATACACTTACTATGTATGGGATCTTCATAACATGTGTGACCCGCAGTGTCCTTTCTCCAAGCGGTTATCTTAGAATCTAATTTTGACTTGTCCCAAGGTGTCTCAAGATAAGTATAGTTAGCGTTTGCAACATGATCTGGCCATTTATCTTTGTATTTCTTTTTAGCAAAGACCATGTAGTTGTACATAAATCTATCTCTGCCATCATCTAGTTTTCTTTTGGAACACAAAGCCAAACACGGTGGACCATCCTCAAACTCTTTATTTGTTCCTATTAAGATATTTTTATATGTCTCATCTACCAGTTTGTCTAACTCGTCTTTGCCTATCTTATTATGTTCTGCTAAATCTAAAAATTGTTCTATGTCTAATTTATTATTATTTTTGTCAACCGCATATCTATTTGTCTCTCCGTTATTATAATATGGTAGGTTTATAAAGTTTCCTGGTTTTACATCTCCTTTGTCATCTTCCTTTAATTCTTTCTGTTTTGGAAAAACCTCTGTGTCAGGATCTAATCCAAGTGGCAGTAAAAAAGATTTTAATGCCGAGATTAGATCGACAGTTGGTATTGGCTCTTTTAAAAACAAATAACAATGTAATCCTCCGCTTTTTGATAACATAGGTATCAAAGGTAATTTATATTGTTGAAATAATGCTAGATAGTTTTCTATCTTAAACGTGGAATAATTTTTTGGATCTATATCTATGCAACCAAATTGAGCTGTCTTGTCCAATCTACATGGTTGAACCCCTATAGATATTTTGCCTGCCACGTGATCCCTATAATCACCCTGTGTCACAGGTCTACCTGCCCATTCGTAATTTGGTTTAAGTTTATTTTTTTCTGTGTCTAATTCAGCGGAAGACATGTCCGCAATACCAAAATCGCCTTCGTATCCAGTAAATAATTTTATAAATTTATCAACCATAACGATCCCGGGTCGGAGCGGCTCCAGTCTCCCTTCACCGCTCCTATCTCTCATAAAAGAGAATTAGTAGTTAGATTCCTCTTCTGTATAAGACTCGGCTTTCGCCTGACCTTTTTTTAAGGAAGTGTGAAAGTCTCTAGCCATCTGATAGATGCCCGCATCGTCAACCTTTTTTAATAGATTAACGTTGTAACCATGCCAAGTAAAACTGCCAGAGTTTTCAACGGAATTCAGTTTATAAACCCTTGAAAACATCGGTGCAGGTACAGATTTGTTGGTTTTTGGGTCAACCTCAAATTGATCCTCCATTAACGAGTTCCAACTTCTGCTAACCTTTAACTGTGTCGATTTCATGGTCATCAGAGCTTTTTCAGGTCTATCACCTAATACAATAACAAAATGATTTGCTGTCTTTATGATCTCATTACCATTATCCAACATATCTTTGTTACGATCGTTCTGATTTGTTTTAGCCATGATCTCAGGCCCTCTGTCATTATGTATGGGTCTACCCTCCCTTTTTTCGAAAGGTGCCCATTCTGGATATGTCATTTTATAATAAACAGGTATGACCTCTATACCCTTTTCACCATTATATAATTTTTTGGTGACTGTATTATAAAACATACCCGCCTCTGCGCCTTCAACATACTTTGCATGTTTCTTTTTAGTCTCATCTGAACCTGATTGTAACAGTTTCAGAAACGGTAATGCGAGATCAGATTTATCTATGTTCTCAAGACCCATTCCTGAATCTGATACAAAGTCTAATGTTGCTAACGCACCACCTTGTTTTTTTACTAAGTCTCCTGTTTCTTGACTCATGCTATTTGCTCCTTGTTATTTTTGTTTTGTTTCCCTTAAACAGATTAAAATGTTCAGAGGGCAAATCCATTCCTTTTTCGACCCGCTCTCTGTATAGTGCTTTGAGAGTCATGGGCTCAACCTTCAATTTTTGTTGAGGCTGATACCCATTACTCTCGGCAAGGTTAGCGTATTCACGCGCCTTGTTATCTTCGTTACGACCAAAGGAAACAGTGATCTCATTTTTAATCAAATCACCCAAGTCGCTATTTCGAAGCCAGTTAAATGCGCCCTCCTGTTTATCTTTAGGAATTGTTGCGCTGTAAATCTCTTTTATCTCTATTGAGGAACCATCTCTCAACTTCATGGTTTTCATTTTCATAGAGTCCATGATCTCAGGTATTACCTGTTGAGAAAGTTTATCAGCTCTCTCTTTTTTTCTAGACAATCTTTCCTCATCAAGTTTAATCTCATCTTCTAATGATTGTAACTGTAAAACATGACTAGATAATGTCTCTGCATTATTTAAATTGTTTACTTGTTGAGGTGCATCCTCAACAAACATCTCTTGTAGGTTTGTTCTAAGTTTCATCGATTTCTCCTTTCTCATATAAATTAATCGATATGGGATAATATGTTCTTTCTTGTTTATCCCATTTAAGTAGATTATATTTTCCACTTGTTATATCAGACACAATAGAACAGGCAACACCAATAATAGCAGGATCGCCTGTGAGTAAGAGATAATCTCCCTCTTTAAAATTTTTTAACCCTTGCCTTAATTTATATACCAAAGGTCCGGGTGAAAAAATAATCTGAGAAAATTCAGGTAATAAAAATCTAAACTCACCGAATTGTGAAGCACCCATGATATTTATTTTTGGATTACCAGCCTGTGTACCAGATATCTCCTGTATAACGTAAACTATTCTTTCTGACATTGACAAAAACTATAACACCGTATATACCAATGTCAATAGAAAGAGATTATGAATTATAGATTTAAAACCAAGCCATATGAGCATCAGCTCAAGGCTTTAAAGATTTCTTGGGACAAGAAGTGTTTTGCCTATTTTATGGAGATGGGTACTGGTAAATCTAAGGTTTTAATAGATAATTCCGCCATGCTTTATGACCATGGTAAAATAAATGGTGTCCTAATTGTGGCACCAAAAGGTGTGTATAAAAATTGGTATAGTTCTGAGATACCCACACATCTACCCGAGCACGTTGAAAAAAATGTTGTCCTATGGCAGGCCATCATCACAAAACAACAACAGAAAAATCTAGATACTTTATTTAAGACAGGAACTGATCTGCATATATTAATCATGAATGTTGAGTCTTTATCCACCAAAAAAGGTGTGGACTTTGCTGCAAGATTTTTAAATTCACATGAGACATTGATGGCAATTGATGAGTCCACAACCATCAAAAATCCAGAGGCTAAACGAACAAAAAACATAGTAGAGCTTGGTAGGAATGCAAAATACAAGAGGATACTCACAGGATCTCCTGTAACAAAATCACCTTTAGATTTATACAAACAATGCGAGTTCCTTGATCCCTGGCTCTTGGATCATACGTCTTGGTACACGTTTAGAACAAGATATGCAATCATGAAAAACATGTCATTTAACGGCAGGACTTTTCAAAAGGTTGTTGGTTATAAAAACCTTGCTGAATTATCTGAAAAACTAAAACCTTTCTCTAATCGTGTTTTAAAAGATGATTGTTTGGATCTACCGAAAAAAACATTTATGAAACGTATTGTGCAACTAACACCAGATCAATTCAAGGTATACGAGCAGATGAAGAAAGAGGCACTTGCGATCTTAAACGGTAAGATGCTCACCACCTCAAACGCCTTGACTCAATTGATGCGATTACAACAGATAACCTGTGGCCATTTTAAATCTGATGATGGCACAGTGCAAGAGGTTAAAAGCAATCGTATTGATGAATTGATAAATGTGTTAAATGAGATAGAGGGTAAGGTTGTTATATGGGCCCACTGGCAGAGTGACGTGAGACAAATTATAAAAGCAATTGTGGATGAGTTTGATCGAGATTGTTTTGTGGATTACTATGGTCTAACGCCACAGGATGAGAGACAACAAAACATAAAACGTTTTCAAGAAGACGATAAATGTAGATTCTTTGTAGGTACACCACAGACAGGTGGTTATGGTATTACACTGACTGCCGCCAGTAACATGATTTATTATTCTAATGGCTATGATCTTGAGAAAAGACAACAGTCAGAAGCACGT